AAGCGAAAGGCAACAAGGTGTCAAATATAGATTATTGTAAAAAAGAGGGTTTTGTGGTATTTTCCAAAGGGGTACCCCTTACAATAAAGTTGATTTCGCCTGATTTTGACTGGGAACAAGAAATCCTTACCATTATCCAGCAAGAACCTGATGACAGAACTATACATTGGTACTGGGGAGTTGGAAACTTGGGTAAGACCAGTTTCTGTAAATACTTAACAGTAAAACACGATGCGATAGCATTGGGTGGTAAAGGGGCGGATATGAGAAATGGGGTCGTAGAATATTCAAAGACAAATGGTTCCACACCTGAATTGGTGTTAATAAATGTTCCACGCTCATTTGATTGTGATTATATATCCTACGAAGGTATTGAAAACATTAAAGATATGTATTTCTACTCTGGGAAATATGAAGGAGGGATGATATGTGGGGCAAACCCACACGTATTTGTGTTCGCAAACGAACCTCCTAATATTAATAAATTATCTGGCGATAGATGGGTTATTCGTGAAATTGACCCGGTGGTAATTCCCTAAATAACCCGAGGAAATGAGTATAATTTTTTTTAATTAAAATAAATTATACATAAGAAACAAAATTGGTCGCGCTCCTACGTCGCCTCGACCAACACAGGCGTTATTTTTTTCGTTTGATACAACAAGTCTTACTTAAAGAAGAAAGTTATAGTCGCTACGCTCCAACTGTGGCGATATGACAGATGATTTACTCATCAATAAAGGCAGTAGCACCGTTCGCTTGAACGTTCCAATGATTGGAAGCACGCTCACCAGAGGAAGTATTTTTGCAGAGTATGATAGTATGGGTCACGTAATTATAATCAATTACTTCATTCCTCGCGACACCCGCGACAGTGTTAGACCTAAAAATAACCTTATTACTTGGTTTCGGCAACCAGTATTTCTTAAACCGAGTTGATTTATGTTGTTGGACGGCAGGCGAAATTCCAGATTGGAATGTGCTTGTGCTACGTTGGTTAAGTAGCGGACAAGCAAGAGTAAATCTTTCGTCCTTTAATACCGTCCAAAATTGTTTATTAATGAACCAGGTAAAAGCGTCTTGCGTAGCAATTTCACTATTAATACCTCGGGCGTTTCCTTCCTCGTTTCTAAATAAATTCTTGGCGATGGACGGACCACCTACATCAGTAACTTGAAGAGCAGGATTTACCATCTTATCACGACGTGCCTTAACTTGGATAAGACGGAATTGATGAGGACACAAGATGTCAAGTGCCTCTTGGTCGCTATCAAGGTTTAAGGTTGGGTCCATTGTGATTGATATATTCATATAGGTAGATGTAATTTTAGCATATTGACCGATGAGACGACCGGGCAGAGTGCCGTTAATATTACTGTATCCATCCATTAGTTTAACCATACCAGCAGGGAGACTAGCGTTTTGAGTGGTTAATTGTCGTCCCGTTTGTAATACAACACAACTTAATGAGTTTGCGTCCAAACCCGCATTAGGGAGACCAACACACGGAATGTCCTGTAAGTATTCAGGGTCCGTAGCAGTGGTTGGTCCATTAAGATAATTATTCATAAGCATAATTTTCTTTTCACAATTAATATTATTATACTTCGTCATTTGCCTCGTGAATGATTGTGTTGGTTTATAACTCGTTCGTTTAGAAACAGGTTTTCGCTTCGCCGTCTTACGCTTCGCAGACGACTTACGCTTCATAGTTTTATTTTTGGATGTGAAAGGCATATCCGTATATATTAATTAGAAAAAAAATAATTTAAAGAAATTAAAATCTCTAATTATATTATAATGAGTAGTTCCAATAGTTCCAATAGTTCCAACGATTTTGGGGGAGAGGGTAATACTAATCCTCTCCCCAAGAAACAAATTAGTCCAGCAAAACGGTGGTGTTTTACTTTCCATTTAGATGAAAGAAATGAATTAAGTTCCATAGTTCCAGAAAATGCGATGTCATTTGACTTTATCCAAACAATTGATAAAAATTGCAAAGTAGCAATTATCGGCAAAGAACTTGGTGAAATGGGGGAGACCCCACATTTACAAGGATATGTAGAATTCTATAATAAAATACGACCAGTTTCTCTTGGTCTCAATAAAAAAATTCATTGGGAAAAAGCGAAAGGCAACAAGGTGTCAAATATAGATTATTGTAAAAAAGAGGGTTTTGTGGTATTTTCCAAAGGGGTACCCCTTACAATAAAGTTGATTTCGCCTGATTTTGACTGGGAACAAGAAA